ATAAGGCCGTGGGGGGGGGGGGGGGGTGGACCAAGCCGGAGGCGGGGGGTCGTATACGGGCTGTTTATGGGCATAGTAGCTCCCTGCGCGTCTCTTCGATCCAAACTGCTACCTCAATCCAGCCAAAAGCAGGTATGAATGTGATAGCAGTTTGGAAGGGATAACTGCTAGGGGTCGGGAAAAGCGGGGCTTCGACAAGGGGCTTGACGGATCGGGCGGGAAATGGCAGGGGTGGAGGAATAGGTCGGCGATATAGAGGTAGTTATGACAGAAGTTCCAGAAGGGTTTATACCGAAGAAAGAGTATTACTCGCTTGATAGTGAGCGGTATCAAGGCCTTGCGGCTGCGAAAGGGTATGATCAAGAAGGTCCAAGGCTGCATAAACTCCGCTACACACACGAAGCGATGATTGATATTATCATAGCCGAGCCGGGGATTAAGCAAAATGAACTGGCTATACGCTTTGGTGTGTCGGTTCCTTGGGTCAGCCGAATAATCGGCTCGGATGCTTTTCAAGGCGCACTGGCGAAGCGGAGGGAGGAGCTCACCGACCCTTTTCTCGTAGCGACTCTGGAGGAGCGGATGACCGGAGTCGCGATGCAGGCGCTTGATGTGATTGGGGAGAAGCTTGCTCTAACACAGAATGTCGATGTGGCGTTGAAGGCTTATGATATTTCGATGAAGGCTCTGGGCTTCGGCGCAAAAACAGGCTCGAATACCGCTATCCAAAACAACTTCGTAGTCGCACTTCCGCCGAAGGCACTTAACTCCACCGACTGGGCGAAGTCTCACGGCGGAGGCGACGGGCATACGATTGAGCATAAAGCCTTCACCTCCACCACTACTCGCGATCCGTTGGAGCAACCAGCCGCTATGCCGATTGCTCCAGATGAATGAGCCTACTGTCCTTTGGTCCCCGCAGCCCGGACCTCAAACCTCGTTGCTAGAATGCCCGATATTTGAGGTATTTTACGGTGGGGCTCGAGGCGGCGGGAAGACAGAATCCTCCATCGGCGACTGGCTGCAACACTCCTCCGAATACGGCGAAGGCGCGGTTGGCATCTTCGTCCGGCGGAAATTCAAGCAGCTTGCCGAAGTCATCGCTCGGACGAAGCAGATATTTCCAAAACTCGGCGCGAAGTATAACGAACAAAAAGCTGAGTGGCGGATGGGAAATGGCGCTCGGCTTAAGTTCGTCTATTTAGAAAGAGACTCCGATGCGGAAGAATACCAAGGACATAACTACACCCGAGTCTACGTGGAGGAGGTCACCAACTTCCCTTCATCATCTCCTATTGATAAGCTGCGCGCTACTCTTCGATCTGGCACTGGTGTTCCTGTCGGTATGCGGCTTACTGGTAATCCTGGAGGTCCTGGGCATAACTGGGTGAAAAAGCGTTACATCGACCCCTGCAAAACAGGGTTTAAGGTCATAGCGGAGGAGTGCGATATTGAGGTCGACGGGGTTAAGCAAACTGTCAAACTCGAAAGAGTCTTCATCCCGTCGAAACTCGGCGATAACGTCTTACTAATCCGAAACGACCCGACTTACGTCCTACGCCTCCGACAGTCCGGTTCGGAGCAGCTAGTCAAGGCATGGCTGGAAGGTAATTGGGACATTGTGGATGGGGCCTTTTTCGACGAATTTAGCGAAGCCCTTCACGTTAAACCAAACTCAATCATTTCATCCATTACTCCGCAGACTATCCGGTTCCGATCCTTCGATTGGGGTTCCGCCCGACCGTTTTCAGTCGGATGGTATGCGATATGCGATGGACTTTGGCCTCGCGAAAACCCCCTCCCACATGGAGCTATCTTCAAATACCGAGAATGGTATGGAGCCAAGGGCCCAAACATCGGCTTGAAAATGACTGCTAGAGAAGTTCAAGAAGGCGTAACAGAGGGCGGAGTTCGTATCTCCGACGGCATACTTCAAATGGAAGAGGGTGAGCGCATCCGCTACGCAGTTGCCGACCCTGCAATCTTCATACGTAACGGCGGACCCTCCATCGCCGAAAGTATGGCTAAATGCCGCTGGCGGCGGGCGGATAACAAACGCCAAGCAGGTTGGGAAGCCGTGCGACAACGACTTGCCGGCGAAGATGGAGTTCCGATGCTGTATTTCTCCGACCAGTGCGAAGATACCATCCGAACCCTTCCTACTCTCCAGCATGAAGAAAAGAACATCGAGGACCTCGATACCGATGCAGAAGATCACGCGGCGGACGAGCTTCGTTACGCCTGCATGTCCCGTCCTTGGAAGCCCGCCCCTCCAGTCATTGCACAAGGACTGCAAATGCCCCTACTCCCAAATCAAATGACGGTAAATCAGCTTATAGAGCGAAGCCGTCAAACTCGTATATTGAAGGAAATAGAAAATGCTTGAAGAAAACGGAACAGATAAAAGTAAGGATTTTCACAAGAAATGGATGGCGGAAATCTCTGACGCTTTAAAGCGCGAAAAGGCCTATCGCAAGGCGGGACAGGAGTCTGTCGATATTTACGAAGCCAAGCATCCGGAACAAGTCCCGTTTAATATCTTATACTCCAACGTCGAAGTCCTTCAACCCGCGCTTTACAACGCCAAGCCCATTCCTATCGTCACGCGGAAATACAAAGATCCAGACCCTGTAGCCAAGGTCGCGGCAGAGGTTTCTACTCGGCTATTGAAATATCTCCTAGAAAGCGAGTCTGCAACCTGCGATAGCTTCGACGAGGGGACTCAGGCCGCCGTTCTCGACGTTATTGTAACCAATCGCGGGCTTAACCGCTTCAAATACATGGAGGACAAATCTTACGCAGGAGAAGGTGTTTACGCCGAGGCGGTTCGGTGGGACAAGTTCATCCACGGCTATGCGCGGACTTGGAAAAAAGTCCCTTGGATCGGCTTCGAGTGGGACATGACGCGAGAGGAGGTGGCGAAAAACTTCCCCGACGCTCAGGGCGTAGATTTCAGCAATCTCGCAGAGGATGGGGACGAGTCCAACGACAAGACCGAAACCCGCGAACAACGCTCGGGCGTAAAACTCGCCAAGGTATATGAAATCTGGGATAAAAACACTCGGACCATGTTCTTCATCTCTGCAATCTTCCCTGACGGCGTTTTACGCTGGACGGAAGACCCTTTAGAACTTGTAAACTTCTACCCTATCCCAAAGCCTCTCAATCTATTCCGCAAAATCACGACTTTAGTCCCAACACCTTTATATGAGGTTTACAAATCCCAAGCCCAAGAACTGAACGAAGTTACCCGCCGGCTTAAGGCAATCATAAAAGCCATGAAGGTTCGCGGGATGTATAACAGCACTATCGAGGGGATTGAAAAAGTCCTTATGGCGGAAGATAATACCTTCACGCCGGTCGAAAACATGAGCTCCATGCCAGACGGCAGCACTATCGACAAGATGCTCTGGTTCATGCCTTTACAGGAGCTTTCAACCACGGCGCAAAACCTATTCTCCGATCGAGAGCGGATTAAACAAGTCATTTATGAAATCACCGGCATCTCCGACATCCTTCGTGGAGCTTCTGTAGCCTCCGAAACCGCAACGGCGCAGAATATCAAAAACCAATGGGGAAGTTTGCGACTCAAGAAGATGCAAAAGGAGGTCCAGCGCTATTGCCGTGACGCTTTGGCCATTATGCTGGAAATCGCTGTTACCTCTTTCGACGACAAGACCATCGCAGCCATGACTGGCCTTCCGCTGATGTTCGAGGCGGATAAGGAGAAAATCCAACTCGCCCTTCAACAGGCGCAAACACAACCGACCGAGCCACCTCCCCCAGAGGTCGAAAAAGCCATAGCAGCTCCGAGCTGGGAAGTGGTGTTGAAACTCCTCCGTGACGATAAACTCCGTTCATACAAGATCGACATCGAGACAAACTCAACCATCGACGCCGAAGCCGCTCAGGATAAGCAAGACATAGCGGAGTTGCTTAATTCCGTTTCCCAATTCCTAAACGGAGTCGCTCCGCTCATCGAAAGAGGCGTCTTGCCGTTCGAGATCGCGAAGGAGATGCTTCTATCAGTCTCCCGCCGCTATACCTTCGGCCCTCAACTCGAAGATGCTCTCCAAATGATGGCAGCGCCTCCAAAACCTGAGGAAGGCCCGGACCCCGCAGAGCAGGCTAAGCTTCTCCAACTACAGGAGCAAGCCAAGATCGACCAGCAAAAAGCTCAAATGGAAATGCAAATCATGCAGATGGAGGTCGAGTCGAAAAAGGAACTAGCTCAACTAGAGTCCGAAATTCGGAGAGAAGAGTTCGCGATTAAACAAGCCGAACTCCAACTCCAAAAGGCCGCACTGTCCTTGAAACTTCAAGTCCAAGAGCGTCAGCACAAGCTAAAAATGGAAGCCATGAACTCCCAGCACGAAGCTTCGGAAAAGAAGGGAGAGTCTGATGCCTCTGTATGATTTTGTCTGCGAGTCTGGTCATAAGTTCGAGCGCATGGTTCGGTTAGACGACTTTGACGACTTGCAACATTGTGCTTGTCAATCACCCGCAACCCGCGTTATTAGTCCGGTTAGGTTCTCTGTCGAGAATGTAGGTTATGACTGCCCCGTGACAGGAGAGTGGATTGGCTCTAAAGCCCAGCATGAAAATAACCTTGCAAAGCATGGTTGTAGGGTTTACGAGGCCGGAGAGACGGAGCAGGCAAAAAAAGCAAAGGCAAGTGCCGATGCGGAATTTGAAAGAGAGTTAGACAAGACAGTGGAAAAAGAGTTTGAGTCCCTATCCTCGGCGAAAAAGGAGGCACTGGCAACAGAGCTTACCTCAGGGGCTGATCTCGGCTACAGCAGGAGTGCCCTATAATGCCGCCTTTTAATGATGACGTAAACCTTGACGACACTAATTCAGAAGAGTTGGACATCTCTGCCGGTGTGGCGGATATAGCCTCAGATCTTTTTGGGCAGAGTGAAGATGCCGAAAGTTCGACTCAACTGGAAGGGGAGGACGCGACTTCAGGTGTCACGCCGACGAAAGCTGATGGCGCTCCTCCCCAAACCGAGTCTGAGGTGGAAGGAGGTGAGCAGCAATCTACTGTAGACGGTGCAGAAACTGGAGCGGAAACCCCCTCTGCACCGTCTACTTGGTCTAAAGAAGCCGCAGGAAAGTGGGATAGCGTCGATCCGTCCATCAAGGCGGAAATCCTCAAACGCGAGCAGGACATGTTTAATGGTTTGGAAGCTTACAAAGGTCGGGCCGAAGTCGGCGATCGGTATGAAGGCGTCATTGCTGAGTTCAAGCCCATACTCGAGAGTGAAGGCATCGACCCCGTTGAGATGTTCGGTAACTTCGCGGCCAACCACTATCTGCTCAGTCGAGGGACTCCTGAGCAAAAGCTAACCGTAGCAACAAATCTGCTCAATCACTACGGCATCCATCCAAATCTCATAGCCAGCAACATGGCTAATGCTCCAGAGGTCAATCCCGAAGTCGAGGCTTTGAAAGCCAAGATCGCGGAACTCGAAACCGGCGTTAAGACCATAACCAACCGCGAGCATGAGCAAGTTCGCCAATCTTTCGCGCAGCAGGTTCAAGACTTTGCCGCCGATCCCGCCCATCCATATTTCGAGGAAGTCAGCGAAGACATAGCGACCTTCCTCAAATCGGGGGTTTGCAAAACCCTCGCCGAAGCCTACGATAAGGCGGTCTACGCCAATCCTGTTACTCGGCAGAAGGAGATCGAACGGATAACATCCGAGACGGTTACCTCCGCGCAAGTTCAGGCGCAAACCCGCGAAGATACTAAAGCCCGTCGAAACGCTTCAAATGTGACTGCCATTCCCAAGTCCGCGAACGGAACGGTTCCGGTCGGAACGATGGACGACACGCTCGCAGCAACCATGGCCGCTATCGAGGCTCGTGGTTAACTCTCATATAGAAAGGTAACATTATGCCAAGTCCTAGTGCAACCTTCACCGAGCTGGTTTCCACCACTTTCCGGAATCACTCGAAAGACGTGAAGGACAACATCACCCGCAACAATGCGCTTTATGCGTATATGATGAAAAAGGGTAATTATCGTAAGGAAGATGGCGGTCTGACCATCACAACTCCACTCGATTACAACACAAACGGAACCTACCAGCGCTACTCTGGTTATGACGTATTGAACATTCAGCAAAGTGACGTCATCACTGCCGCTGAATACCAATGGCGTCAAATCGCGCTTAACGTCGTAGCTTCTGGCCTTGAAATGCGGGTGAACTCCGGATCGAATAAGATCCTATCGCTGGCGAAAGCTCGCATCAAGAACGCTATGCGGACCTTCAAGAACAACTTCTCCTATGACCTTTACAGCGATGGAACCTTGCCAAACCAGATTAACGGTCTGCAAGCTCTGGTCTCCGACACAGGCACAGGCTCAGTTGGCGGCATTGACTCCTCAGCTTGGCCTTTCTGGCAGAATGCTGTTCAGTCGGCTGCGGCTCCGTTGCAAGGCGGTGGTGCGATTACGGTATCAGCGACAACGATCGAAGCGGGCATTATGCTTCCATTGTGGTTGAACCAAGTTCGTGGTGACGACAAGCCAGACATCATCCTCTCGTCGAACGACTGGTTTAGCTTCTATGAAGCTTCACAAGTATCGTTAAAGCGTTACACCAGCGACAGTTCTGCTGACGGCGGCTTCACGACTTTGAAGTATAAAGGCGCTGACGTGATCTTCGACGGTGGTTCAGGCATTCCCTCAGCTCATATGTATTTCCTAAACACAGACTACCTCGAACTTGTGGTTCACAAGGACGCGGACCTGTCGATACAGGAAGATATGAAGCCCTATAACCTAGACGCTGTAGTAATTCCAGTGCTTTGGATGGGTAACTTGTCCGCCACCAATCGCCGCCTCCAAGGCGTAGCGAAAGCGTAATCTGATAGCAGTTATCTTCGAATAACTGCTATCAATTTCAATAGAAAGGAAATATAATGCCTTATTCAGCATTAGACGGTCTGGTAGGCTCGCAGCAAATTGCGCTGTTCGGTCTGCCGGACACCACAAGCCGCCAACAACCTGGAATGCTTATCACTGCTGTTGATGGCTATTGGGGAGCTGGAGAGTTTATCTATGTTCGAGCTGCGGCGACTATTCGTCAAGGTGCGACTTGTGTGCTCGTTCCGGCTGTAGCCGGTGGTGCTTACCGCTTTGACGCATCGGAAGTCGGTAACAACGCTAACCTTGGTAAGATGGTTGGTATCGCAATGACTCCAATGACTGTCGGCCAGTTTGGCTGGCTTTGCATTTCGGGTATAGTTCCAGCACTTGCCAACGCTTCTATAGCAGCCAACACTGCTACAGGTATCGTGGCCGCTGGCCAGCTTGGCGCTATCTCCGCCGGTAAGCAGATCGTTAACGCTTGCGTTATTGCCCCTGCGACTACCACGGTTGTTAAAGCCAACTCGGTCGCAAACTCCGGTTCGAACCGTTTGCAGGTAACAAACTCCGATGGCTGGTTCATCGGTGCTTACCTGTCCGGCACTGGTATCGCGGCAGGGACTACCGTCACCGACATCTCGCCGGACGGGACTCAGGTGACGCTAAGTGCTGCGACCACAGCCGCTGTCAACGGCTCGGTCACTGCGACTTACAACAACGCGACAATCTTCTACAACGTGTTGCACATTAACCGTCCATTCGCTCAAGGTGCAATCACCTAAGCGATGTCAAAGGCGACTGTGGTGGAGGTTTTTCCCCTTAACTCTCCACCACAGCGCCACTTTCCAGCCCTGAAAGGTATTTAATATGGAACAACAAGTAAGACCTCCTTATGTCACTTTTGAAGTTCGGTCTGTCGAAGATCGTGCAGCAAGTATGACAGCAGGACACTTCGTCGGCAAAGATGTGAATTATGCTATTGTCACTCCGAGCGGGTCTAAAGATCGAATTGAGAAGATCGCAGAGGAGTGGCTAGACGGCATGGCTGAAGGTGTTCGGCAAGAACGCATTCCGGGGGAGTGGCTTGAGGCTTATACTCGGAAGTATAAGATTTGGTGCGAAACTCGTGAAGTTCCTGAGGACGGGACTCCTATCATGAGTTGGCCAGCGCTCAGCCCTTCACAGGCCAAGGCCATTCTCGATGCCAACGTGCGGACTTTGGAAGATCTAGTTGCGGCGAATGAGTCTACCCTAGCTGCGATAGGTATGGGAGCTCGGGCTTTGAAAGAGAAAGCCAAGGCTTGGCTCGACTCAGCCGACACCACAGGCAAAACGGCGGAAGAGTTAAATGATCTCCGCCAGCAAGTTCAAACACTAACCAAATCAGTCGAAACCCTTACAAAAGCGAAGGAAAAGGCTGAAGCCGCTTTGGAAGCTTCACAGGACGAAAAGGACTCTTAACCATGTCGCTGCTGACTGTGATACAAGATCACTGCCGGATACATGCACTTAATGTGCCTAATTTAGTAATCGGCGGAGCTGACACCACTGTTCAGCAGCTTCTCGGCATCGCTCAGCAGGTTGTTGATGATATAACAGACGAGTCGAAATTTCAAGGCATCACGCGCGAAGGTAACTTCACAATGACCGCCTCGGAAAGTCAGGGGAAGCTCACAACCCTCGCAGATACGGAAGGGTTTATGTATGCCTACACAGGAACTTTCTTCGACAGAACCCTCCGCCGGCCTCTTTACGGACCTTTGACAGAGATAGAGTGGCAGCAGGTCAAGGCCATACCTAATCCCGGACCTTTCTATAAATTCCGCTTAAGGGGGGATGAGATACTCATCAATCCCGTCCCCTCTGCACCTTTTAGCCAGATCTATTTCGAGTATGCAAGTTCGTGGGCTATTCTCGACGATGACGGAGTTACTTACAAACCTCGATTTGCAGCCGACAGTGATACCTTCGCCTTGCCGGAGAAAATCCTTCTTCGCGGCATTATGTATCGCTGGAAGCAGATTAAAGGTCTGCCTTACCAAGCAGATGAGGAGAAATTCTACTCCATGCTGAATAATCACATAGCGCGGAATAAGGTTCCGAGGGATTACAACATTTCCCAAACATCTTTACCGGATATAAGTCCGGGGATTTTTGTCCCTTCCGGCAACTGGAACGTATAATGCGCGGTCCGAGGCGAGGGCCTTCCCAGCGATCAGGGTATAAGCCAATGCCCCAAAACGAAGCTACGGCGCGGACTACTACTGTCCCGGCTCCTGTCGGCGGATGGAACGCAAGAGACTCTTTAGCAGCTATGCAGCCTCTTGATGCTGTGGTTATGGATAACTTTTTTCCGGGAACTTCTGACGTGAGCCTGCGCCCGGGCTCAAGTAACTGGCTAACCGGACTCCCCTCAAACGCTCGTGCGTTTTTACCCTATAACAAGCCGATTGGGGGCACTCTATTCGTCTCTACCAGCACAGGCATCTACGATGCAACTTCCTCAGGCCCAGCGGGTTCAGCAGTAACTACTTGCACAAACGGGGAATGGAACTCCGTCAGCTTCATCAACACCGCAGGAGCTTTTCTCGTAGCTGTGAATGGGGTAGATAAGCTAAAACTCTACAATGGAACTTCTTGGATTAACGTAGATGCTACCTCCACGCCAGCTATTACGGGGGTTGTGACAAGTAATCTCGAAAACCTCTGCTTACACAAAAGGCGGTTATGGTTCACAGAAAAATCCTCTATGGACCTTTGGTATTTGGCGACTGACGCTATTGGAGGGGCCGCAACTCGGTTCCCTGTCGGACCTTTATTCGCCCGTGGTGGTAGAGTTGTTGCGGTAGCCAGTTGGACAATCGACGGCGGCAAGGGTGTGGATGACTTGCTCGTTATAGTAAGTTCGGAAGGGGAATTGGCGGTATACCAAGGCACTGATCCAGCATCCCCAGCTAACTTTGCTTTAGTCGGTGTTTACTATGTTGGGGAGCCTATTGGTAAAAGGTGCCTGACTCGTTATGGTGGAGATTTATTGTATCTCTCAAAACAAGGCTGCTTCCCGCTGTCTAAGCAATTACTATCCGCCACCATTGACAGGTCACAAGCAATCAGCTTCAAGATCGACGGAGCATTTTTAGCCGCTACTACAGCTTATGGGGGTGTTAGTGGCTGGGAGGCTGTGATTTATCCTGACGCTAATGCTCTTATAGTTAATGTGCCTATATCAGATGATAATATATCTTATCAATACATAATGAATAATATCACCAAAGCTTGGTGTAGATTTGTCGGTTGGAATGCTCGATGCTTTACGGTATTTAACGGTGAATTATACTTTGCCGGCCAGACTACTGTAAAAAAAGCTTGGGGAGGGTTGAGCGACTCTGGCTTGTCAATAACCGGACAGATCGCACAGGCTTATAACAAGCTAGGGGTAGGTGGGCAGAAAAGTGTAAGCTTGGCGAGGACAAACGTAGCGGTTGAGGGACAAGCTACGCTGGCCTTAAGTCTCGACGTAGATTATAAAGGCAACGCAGCCTATACCCAAAATACCTACCTCCCCCTGCTGGGGACGGGTCTATGGGACACAAGTTTGTGGGATACAGTTGTCTGGTCTTCGGATATAAACTCCGTTGAAAGTAAATGGCTGACTGTTCCGAACGATCTTGGGTATTTGTATTCACTGAAGATGCAGCTTGTAACTTCCACTGCGAGGTTTTCGTGGACCTCCACCGACTTCGCCGTCAGGCCCGCAGGGATTTTATGAAGATAGTAGTTACCGGCTACGACAATATCTTCGGCCCGTGGCTGATGGATAAGGTTGAAGGCCATTGGATGCTCAATAAAGGCATTACTATCGGACTTTACGATACAGTGCTTGACTCACCAGTCGCAGCGGTTTATTACGAGGGATGTAATGGAGCTTCGATCATGCTTCACTGCGCGGGGGAAGGGAAAGCATGGTTAAATAGAGAGTTCCTCTGGTATGTTTTTCACTACCCTTTCGAAGAGTTAAAAGTAAACAAAATCATGTCGCCGGTAGAAAGCGACAATACCGATAGCCGAAGGTTTATAGAGCATATCGGATTTAGTCTAGAGGCCACCCTTCAAGACGCCAGCCCGAAAGGGGATTTACTGATTTACACGCTTGCTAAATCAGACTGTAAATGGCTTAATTTGAAGGATAAGTATCGTGGGCAAGCCAAAGGCTCCAGTAGCACCTGATTACACAGCAGCGGCTCAAAAGCAGGGTGAGGCGAATCTTAATTCCGCCCTTGCGACCAATTACCTGAACCAGCCTAATCAAGTTGGGCCGGATGGGAGTTTGACGTTTTCGTATGATTATGAGAATGGGCAGAGACTTCCGGATGGGACAATAGTCCCCCGCACAACTGCGACCACGGCGTTAAGTGCAGCGCAGCAAAAGCTATATGACCAGAACAATCAAATCTCCGCAGCATTGAATGACCTTGCGGCTAGGGGTATTGGGTATGTAGACCAAGCCAGTGCAACTCCTGTTGATACTAGCCGCTTGCCCACAATGGCGACTGGCCCTCAAGTGCAAGCCATGGATGAGTCAATCACTCCCGCAAATCTTACAGGGGATGTGGCAAGGACTAATTTTCAAAACCAGTATGACTTCTCCAAAGCCTACCGAGCGCCTACGTTTGACGACTTCGTGACGGACAGAGATCGGGTTACTGAAGCTCTCATGTCTCGTATGCGTCCGGAGTTGGAACGGCAGCGCCAAGCTCGAGAAAGTGTTCTGGCAAATCAAGGCCTTAATATGGGCTCCGATGCGTATAATCGTGAGCAGCAAACCCTCGGGCAGAACGACAACGACGCTTTTATGCAGTCGATACTCGCCGGGACTGGGGAGCAGCAAAGACAATTCACCAATGCCATGAACTTGCGCAATCAAGGCGTTAGTGAAGCCATGGCGCAAGGAGATTTGTTTAATACAGCTCAGGGAGCTAGATTTGGGCAGGATATGGCAGCAACTCAATTCAGAAATGAGACCGCTGCGCAGGGCTTTGCTCAGCAACTTCAGGCACTTCAGGCGAGGAACCAAGCACGAGAGTCAATGTTTAACCAAGGACTTTCCAGCAGCCAGTTTCGAAATCAAGCCCGAGCACAGGCACTTCAGGAAGCGGATTACCTCAAAAATCAGCCACTGAATATGCTGAATGCTCTACGCAGCGGTAATCAGGTTTCAATGCCTCAGTTCGGGAATGTCTCTACAGGAGCTCAAGTAGCCGCAGCCCCCGTCTACGCCGCCACGAATGATCAATACGGAGCGCAGATGGATGCTTATAAAGCCAAGATGGCTAACTTCAGCGCGATGATTGGGGGGCTTAGTTCCCTCGGCGGGGCGGCTATTGGCAAGTGGGGGAAGTAAATAACTATGCGTAAAGATAATGAAACTCCTACCCTAGCGAATAAAGGGCAAACTCCTTACATCCCTACAGGGTATGAAAGCCTGCAAGGCAGCGTTGCCCGTAAACGCCGCATTGGCGAAGCCCTCATGCAGCAAGGTATGGCAGGGCCGCAGGGCGATGTGCGATCTTGGGCACAGTTACTTGGCAGCCTCGCCCAAACATGGGCAGGAAAGTCGATACAGAAAGATGCTGATAAGGAAGAAGCTAGTATCCAAGAACAGATAAAGCAGGAAGTCGCTAGAGCCAATCAGGGCTTTGAAGCCGACCTTGCAGAGGGGTTGGAACCTGCACAGCTTGTCCAGAAATGGGGAAGTAATCAGTGGTTGAAGTCTCGACTCGATCCTTATGAAAAGGCTCTTGGTGAGGGATTGAAGAATAAACAAGAATTTGCAGCTCCTACTGTTATGAAGGATAAAGAAGGGAACCTCGTAGCAACTCAGACAAATAAAGCTGGGGATATTCGGCTACTTCCCGGAGGCTTTCAACTCCCTCCTGTTATTACCAATGTTAATGACGTAGCTGTGGCATTGCAAAGTCTAACTCCGGGCACTATCCTGCCTCAGAACCTTACCGAGTCCGTCATTCGCGGGCCTGATGGTAAGCCTATGGTCAACCCCGAAGCGCTCTCGGCAAAGGTAAAAGTCGCAGCCGCTGGTGCGCCTAACTCGCAAGTCACGGTTAATACTGGTAAAGAGCTTGGCGCCGAAATGGCGACAATGCTGTCGACGAGTTTTGGGCAGGCAGAAGGTGCTATATCCACGCTCGGAGCCACTGATCGGATAGAAGCCGCCTTGAATACCGGAAAGGCCAGAACGGGTCCTTGGACCGGTTGGAAGAATTACGTAGAAAAGGCTTTCGGCATCAATGCTGAAGGTGTTGCGCAGCGTCGAGCGATTGAGCAGGGTATAGCGCAGCTCGGGATTGATGCGAGAAAGGTTCTTGAAGGTCAAGGTGCTGTGTCTAACTCTGAAGCCACGGCTGTGGAAAAAGCTTATTCGGGTAACATTGATGAGATGACGGAAGGCGAAATTCGCATAGTCATCGACGTTGCACGCAGAGGGGCTAAGTCGAAGATTGATGCGCACAATCGACAGCTTGAAGCTGCCAGCCGTATCCCCGGCGCGGGGGACTTTATCCCCTCTTTCGAGCTCCCAGAAAAGTATCGCCAGCGGAAAGTTGTTCCGACGAAGCGAACGACTTCAGCCCCGACTGCGGCTAGAAACGGCTTACCGCCTAGAGGGGCTGATGCGTCTGCAACCAAGGCTCGTCCAGAGACTGTAGATAAGTACCTTAAAATGTTTTCTACAGGAGGGATTTAATAATGCAACTTTCCACTCCAGAACAATTAGATGAGATCCTTCGCCAGCTTCCGCAAGGGGAAGAGCAGAGAAATTACCTTTTACAGCAATCTGAAGCCGATGTTCAAGCTTGGGGTGAATGGAAGGCTGCTAGGGGCGAGACTCAGGAGGGGCCAGGCACTCCAATCGGGGATACTGGAGTTGTGCTCGGCGACCCAAAGCGTATGCCTTATAGCCAAGCTAATCAAGCGGTTGCTGACGGGCTTGAGTCTACAGTAGACCCTCAGCAGCTTAATCAGATGAAATCCATGCAAGCTGCGGCGGATGCAGCTAGCGGTAAACCTTCGAAAGAGCCGGAAGGACTTCCAAGCAAGGGATTGCTCGACAACGACCTTGGAATGTATCTTCGTGCAGCCGCCACAGGTGCTACGGCTTTGCCTGCGCTGCCTATTAACCTGTTCACGAGTATGCTGCCCTTCGGCGGGGATGGGGATGCTGTGGGGGCTATTATAGATCAAACAGGGGCTAAAAGGCCTCAGACCAGAGATGAGCGGATAATGTCCGACATTATCGCAGGGGTTGCGGGTTCGGGGGCGGTTATAGGGGGCGGAAAAGCTCTTGGCAGTTTAGGCTTCAAGGGAGCAGAAAAAAGCCTTGTCGGCAGTCCGGTCTCGCAGCTTATCGGTGGAGGCACTGGAGCGGCTGCGGCAGGGACTGTTCGGGAAGAAGGCGGAAGCCAGACCGAGCAGATTATTGCAGCTTTGCTCGCGGGCGGCATACCTGCAGGAGCCTCGATGGCGAATAGAGCCGCTTTTACGCGAGGGGTTGATAGACCAGCTATGCAAGAGCGTATGGCTAATTTTGAAGCTGCGGGAACTACTCCAACGATCGGACAACTCACTGGCGGGGATAAGGCCCAAGGAACCGAGGCGTTCCTAGCCCAGTTCTACGGCTCAAGTCCGGTGATTAAAAGCCGACTTGCCGCGCAGGAGGAAGCAGTTCTTGGCGCTAACCAAAAGGTCGCGGACAGTCTCGCGCCGCTTGACCTCGCAACGGGCGAACCAGTCCGAATGTCTAAGGCAGAGCTTAATAATCTTATTGAAAATACTTGGAATAACTCCGGCAAGAAAGCCATTAGCCAGACCCGAACGGACTTTGCGAACAACTTAGCGGATAAAGTTAGCCCCCGCGCGGGCGTAGGTATGAGTAGTTTTCAGGATATTACAGATGAGCTTACGGCTATAGACCCCGGAGCCAAGAACTTATCAAAAAATCCTGTATTTAATCCGAATTTGAAGCAGTTTACAGAACTTAAAAATGACTTGAAAAAAGACCTTGCCGCAAGTATAAAATTACAGATCGCTGGCGGCGTTCCCCTAGAACTTGCAAAAGGCAAACTTCCTTTTGAGGCTGTTAGGAAACTTAAAACCCAACTGGGTGCTCAGATGGACAATTCAACTTTTGGGGCACAGAACGTCTCTGAGGCGGAGCAGAGAAGGCTTTTCGGCGCTATTGCAGAGGATATTAAGGCCTTCATTAAAACGCAAGGTGTTGACGCTGAAGCAGCTTTTAATGATTGGAATAAGTGGGAAATTAACTATCATAAAGAAGCGGCTGCCTTGCGATCCGTCTTAGGCAAGAATGGCGGCCGCGACAAGGTATACAAAGCCGCTTTTGCTGGAGTGAATGAAGGTCCTACAATTATTAAATCGGTCTATAACAACCTTGACAAGGGTGCTAGAGATGCTTTAACTGGCGCTTGGCTTTCCAGGGCTATGAAAGTTGTGAATAAAAGCGATCCGGATGAGACTAGCCTTGGCCAAATGTTTGGCAATTATCGCAATATGAGTGATGAAGCTAAGGAAGTTATGTTTGCGCCGGAAGTGCGGGAGCAGCTTGATAAGCTAAACTCTGCTGCACGGACCATCCTGAAATCGGAAAAAGAATTTGGAATGAAGGCCGGAGGACGCTCCGGAAGTCTGGGAGGTCAAGGGCCTATTTACGCAGGAGGGAGTCTAATCTCGTCTGGAATTGGACTTGCCTCTGGGACTACAAGTCTTGCTGCGGGTGCGGAGCCTGCAACAGCCCTCTTTAACACTCTTGCGGCAATCGCAGGAACGGCTGTGGGCGCAAACATCCTCGCCCGTTACATGACCAACCCTAAGACAGTTCGCTGGATGGCGTCTAATGCGAAACTGCCTCCCGCCGCTCTGCCTACCGCGATCAACCTTCTATCCCAAGAAGCCCGCAAATCACAAGACCCTGATATGATCGAATTTGCCCGACTCATGGAAGAAGCCACTGCGCAGAAAGATGGAGAAGAATAATGCCATTTAATGGTTCTGGAACTTACACGCCACCAAGTGCCCCTAACTTTCCTGCAATTCCCGGAGCGGTAATAACTGCGGCTCATTACAACACGGTAATCAACGACATAGCCAGTGCGCTTACTATGTGCTTAACTCGCGACGGGCAAAGCAGCCCTTCCGGAGCTGTGGGATGGGCGAATAATAATCTCACTGCGGTAGCAACCTTTGGGGCAGTTACTGGTAATTTCTCCGGAGCCGTTACAGTTGGCGGGGCTTTAAGCGTCAACGGCAACGTCGGGATTGGCACGAGTTCGCCGGGCTATCGGCTTGATATAGCGTCTGACGATACGACACCCGGCTTCGGATATGCCTTTCGCATCCGTGCGAACGCAACTGCGGCAACAGGTGGGATACAATTTACCAACAGCAATGCTACTCTCCAATGGGGCTTTTTGTCTGCTACGGCGACCTCGGTAGCCCTTGAAGCCTCCAACAACAGCAACTTGGTTTTCCGCACTAACGGTATCGAACGTGGGCGTATCGCTAGCGGAGGTCAGTTCAGGTGGGGTAATTCGGCTTCGATTGACACGGTATCGTTCCTGCCGTTTCAAGTTACAGGTGGTATAGCGATTGATACGACTACGACTGCTGGCGCAAGCGCAATGTCTTTCTTTAACGGGCAGGGGCCAAACACTCGCGTCGGTTTTATTGGGACAGTTGGGTCTTCGACCAGTTACAATACGGCATCAGACTATCGCCGCAAGAACATCGACGGACCACTACGGAACAGCGGCGCTTACATCGACGCGCTTAACCCAGTGCAGGGTAGCTGGAAAGCAGATGGTAGCCGCTTCATTGGTCTATTGGCTCACGAAGTTCAGGAAGTCTCCGAAACGCCAATCGCCACGGGTGAGAAGGACGGCGAGGAAATGCAGGCTATGGATTACTCTGCACCTGAACTAATCGCCAACCTTATCGCAGAAATTCAATCGCTCCGTGCCCGCGTGGCACAACTGGAAGGGAACTAAGACGTGGCTATCACAAACACTTGGGCTGTAGTTCAGATGGAGGCATACCCAGAACTCGACGGCGAAACCGATGTAGTCTTCACCGTGCACTGGGTATTAAAGGGCACAGACGGCACCTACAACGGCTCAGTATACGGGTCACAAGGTATCACTATTGATCCCGATGCTCCGTTCACGCCGTATGCGTCACTCACGCAAGCGCAGGTCGTTGGTTGGGTACAAGATGCACTTGGCGAGGAGCAAGTTACAAGCTATGAAGCAAATGTGGCACAGCAGATTGCAAACCAAATCAACCCGCCGGTCATCACGCATCCATTACCTTGGAACGAATAATAATGAATATCAACATCCTGACGTTGATATTCAAATAGAAAGATTGATACTACCATGATGACTACGACGGAACAAACTTTAATAGAAGTGGCACTTGCAAAAATGGAAGGCAAACTGGACGTCCTTGTAGCAGGACTTGACCACATTCGCGAGGATTTTCAGCAAAGCCGAACGCAATCAGCTATGCTTGAAAGTCGTGTATCATCGCTTGAGAAACAGTCATATATAGACTCTGGCGAAAAGACGGGCATTGCCAAGGTGGTTAAAGTTGTCTACGCTACTTGCGGGCTTGTTGGAACCTCCGCCATTGCGGCTATAGCTAAGTATATATTTTAAGGAGAATTACTATGCCGAAGTTTAGTGTGATCTCTACGCAACGATTGGCGACTTGTAAACCAAAGTTGCGGGAAGTTATGGAAGAAGCTATGAAAACCTTACCGGATGGTATGGATTTTATCGTCTTGGAAGGGGTTCGGTCACGGACTCAGATGATGACGAATTACGGCAAAGGTCGCACAGCAGCACAGCTTGCGGCTAAAGGTATACCAGCCTCCTTCGCTAATCCTAAGGCGAATAGAGTGACTTGGTTGAAAGATCCTTTTGCAAGCTCTCACGCAGCCGATCCGAAGGACGGGTTGTCAAGGGCTGTTGACATTTCACCCTTTCCGATTGATTGGAACGACTCGGAGGGTTTTAACAAACTTGGTAAACATGTTCTAGCCACCGCGAAGCGGTTAAAAATTCCCTTGCGTTGGGGGCGTGACTGGAATATGAATGGCAGGTATGAGGAGAAGGGCGAGACGGATGGCCCACACTTTGAATTGGTTTAATAAGGAGATTTGAGATGATTACTGTAGATTCGAGTGCAAAAAAGACTCTGGCGAAAACCGCTGTGCGGTATGTTGTCGTAGCTGCTGGTGGGGCTTTAGTAGCTCGCGGAGCTATTAGCCAAGACGTAGCAGCGCAACTAGCGGCTCCAGTTACAGAGGTAATCGTGGGCGGGTTGATGGCGCTTGTGGGTTTAATCGGAGGATTGTTTGTGAGTAAGAAGCGGCATTCGGAAGTGAAGCTCTTGGCCGATCTGGTTCCAGACGCCGTTGCGAAAATTAAGTAATTCCAAACTGCTAGGGGTTTGAAATTAATAACCCCTAGCAGTTTCCTAGACTATAAGGATTAAAGCTATGCCAACCCCAGTAACAGAAAGCTATACACCACTCCCCCTTGGGGTTAATTTTGATGGGGCTGTCTCTAGCACAAGTTGCACTCTAGCCGGATTTACTTGCGTAGTTTCGGGAAGTTTGACTTTGAGGGACGGTGTCGCAGGATCGGTGCTCGTGGATACTCTTCCGGTCAGTGCTGGAGTGTATCATCCTTTACCTTATTCCATGCCGAATGGTGCGTATATAACACTTGCTGGTGGGGCTAAGGGCACGATTGCGTGGACAAGTTAAATGTTGTTGCTTTTGCGTCTACAATCGAGAGCGGGCCCGCCGGTCAGCACTCCGCCAGTCAACACGGCTTTGCCCGTTATTACGCAAACTGGTTCGGTGCTATCGGTGACAACGGGCACATGGACGGGCAGTGCGCCGATAACCTATGCGTATCAGGTTACGCGCAACGGAACGCCTGTTGGTGCTCCGTCGGCATCGCAGAATTACACCATTCCGGACGGTGACTTGAACGCCTTGTTTGGCTGTATTGTCACTGCGACAAATTCTGCGGGCAATGCCAGCGCGGCGGCGGCGCTTCTTTATGTTGGCCTGATGGATGTATTGTCCGTGCAGCCAGCGGTCAATTATGAGTTGCGCCGTGAAA